AATTTGGATTTTTCTTAGTTGGTTTAGCTACAGAATATAACCAAGCTTTATTAGTAGTAGAAAATGCTAATATTGGTTGGTCAGCATTAGATGCAATTCAAGAACGTGGATATAAGAATTTATATTTCTCACCTAAAAGTGATGCTGGAAATAATGCTGATGCTTATTTTGACCAATATATGGATAATTCAAAATTAGTACCTGGTTTTACAACATCACTGAAAACTCGTCCTTTAATAGTTAATAAATTTAGAGAGTATATAGGTGATAAAAGTGTTGTTATTCAATCTAAACGTTTACTAGAAGAAATGAAAGTATTCATTTGGAAAAATGGTCGTCCTGAAGCACAATCAGGATACAATGATGACTTAATTATGAGTTTTGCAATTGGAATGTATTTAAGAGATACATCATTAAGATTTAAATCACAAAACCTAGAAATGTCTAGAGCAACATTAAGTAATATGTCTGTTAACAGAACAGGATTTACAGGAGCGTATGGTTCTAGTGTTCCTAACCCATATAGTATAGAAAATGGTATGGGCGGAAATGAAGACATTAGTTGGTTAATACGATAATATTTATAATTAATAACATATAATAAAATGGCAGACAAAGGCTTATTTTCACGATTACAACGACTGTTCTCTACTGATGTAGTGATGAGAAATCAGGGTGGTGATCAATTAAAAGTAATGGACGTTAACACCATACAACAAACAGGTGATATCGCTACTAACTCATTAATGGATAGATATAATAGAATCTATTCAACTAATGCATCTTCACTTTATGGAGCTCAATTAAATTTAAATTATCAATACTTACGTACCCAATTATATTCAGACTATGATATCATGGATCAGGATGCAATTGTTGGTTCTGCACTTGATATTGTAGCTGATGAGTCTACATTAAAAGATGATATGGGTGAAGTATTATCTATTCGTTCATCAGATGAAAACATTCAAAGAATTTTATATAACTTATTTTATGATGTATTAAATATCGAATTTAATTTATGGTCTTGGATTCGTCAAATGTGTAAATATGGTGATTTTTTCTTAAGATTAGAAATTGCTGAAAAATTTGGTGTATATAATGTTATTCCATACACAGCGTATCATATTGAAAGACAAGAAAATTATGATAAAGACAAACCAGCGTCTGTTCGTTTCCAATTTAAACCTGAAGGATTTTTATCAGGTGATGGTTATTACAATACACCTAATTTAGGCCGTCAAAACGAACCAGGTATTTTCTTTGAAAACTATGAGGTTGCTCACTTTAGATTAATTACAGATGTTAATTATTTACCATATGGTAGATCTTATCTAGAACCAGCTCGTCGTTTATATAAACAATACGCGTTAATGGAAGATGCAATGTTAATCCATCGTGTAGTTCGTTCACCAGAAAAACGTACTTTCTTTATTAATGTTGGTTCTATCCCGCCTAATGAAGTTGAAGCATTTATGCAGAAAACTATTAGTTCAATGAAACGTACTCCATTAATGGATCAAAAGACAGGTGAATATAACGTAAAATATAACATGCAAAACTTACTAGAAGATTTTTATATTCCAGTAAGAGGTAATGACCAAGCAACACGTATTGAAAATACTAAAGGTTTAGATTACGATGGTATTCAAGACGTTGCATATTTAAGAGATAAATTATTTGCAGCATTAAAGGTACCTAAAGCATTTTTAGGTTATGATAAAGATTTACAAGGTAAAGCAACATTAGCAGCGGAAGATATTCGTTTTGCTCGTACAATTGATCGTATTCAACGTATTACATTGTCTGAATTATATAAAATCGCATTAGTACATTTATATGTTCAAGGTTATACTAATGATGAATTAACTAACTTCGAGTTATCGTTAACCACACCGTCTATTATATATGATCAAGAACGTATTATGTTAATGAAGGAAAAAGTTGATTTAGCTAAAAACATCATTGAAACTAAATTAATGCCTACTGATTGGGTTTATGACAATGTATTCAGATTCTCTGAAGATTCATATGATGAATATAGAGATATGATGATTGAAGATGCAAAACGTGAATTTAGAATTGCACAAATTAGAGAAGAAGGTAATGACCCAGTAGAAACAGGTAAATCTTATGGTACACCACATGATTTAGCTAGTTTATATAGCAAAAACGGCGGACCAGAAGGTGAATTGCCACCAGGATATGACAATGATACACAATTAGGTCGTCCAAAAGAAAGAGTATCTAATATTAATACACAGGATAACGCATTAGGTCGCGATAGATTAGGTGTTAAAGATATGAAATCTGATGACCAATCAGGATATGGTAAATCAACAGCTAAACCGTTTGCTTTAGAAAGTGCTAAATCAGCTTTTGCAAGAAATAAACGTTTGTTTGAACAAGTTGACAAAAAATTATGTCTTAGTCAAGAAAAACCAGGAGATTCGCTATTAGATGAATCCCAAATTAGAGAATAATAATCCTTATATATTTATAATAAAACACTTTAGGAATGATTGTTAAACATTCAAAATACAAGAATACTGGCATTTTATTTGAACTTTTAGTTAGACAAATTACGTCTGATACATTGTCAGGCGTAGACTCAAAAGCAGCAACTATTCTAAAAAAACACTTTGTAAAAACAGAGTTAGGAAAAGAGTATAAGTTATATGAAACGTTGTTAAACAACATTAAATTAAGTGAAGGCAAAGCCGATATTATTATCAGTACTTTATTAGAAAGTGCTAAATATTTAAACAAATCAGCATTACGTCGTCAAAAATATAATTTAATTAAAGAAATTAAAGCAAATTATGACGTTGATGAATTTTTTAAAACCAAACTTCCTAACTACAAAACACAAGCAGCGTTTTATACATTATTAGAAATGTATGATGGTATTAATCAACCAGAAGCTAACCAAGTAATCTCAAATAAATTAATTCTATTAGAACATTTAACTTCAGCACCACTTACAACAGTTGCTAAAGATACACTAATGGAAGAATTTAAGTCATACGATAAAGATATTCGTATGTTAACTTATAGAGCGTTATTAGAAAAATTTAATTCTAAGTATGCTAATTTAAATGAAGGACAAAAATCAGTATTAAAAGAATTTATCAACAGTGTTGATAATCCATCTAAATTAAAAGATTTTTACAATACTAAAGTAACAGAAATTAAATCTAATTTAACTAAATTAAATAAAAAAGTTAAAGATAAGACAACTCAAATTAAAATTAATGAGGTGTCTAATATTTTAGTTACATTAGATAAAAATGATAAAATTAGTAATGATGATATGACTAATTTACTTCATTACTATGAATTACTAGAAGAATTACATAAGGTAAATGGATAAGTTAAAAAGTATCATTAAACAAACATTAAAAGAAGTTAGTATTCATAAAGGTATTGACGGACAATTTGATACAGCTCTTCAGTGGATTTGGCTTTTTGGTGGTAAAGAATTATTAAAAAATAAACTAGAAATCTATAGCCCATCTAATGAATTTAGAACATTTAAAAAAGCTATGGAGACTGGTAAAATTACTATCCAAGACTTAGATAAAGCTACACAAGGAGAGCATGGACAAGCAGATAATATAGCTTTTTCACAAACCGCAGTTTGGAAACAAGATTTAAAACCATATTTAGATAATTATAACCAAGAAAAATTTAACAATTTAAATATTGATTTAGAAGAAGAGTCAGGTACAGGAGGTGGAGCATCAGCAGGGGCATTTAATCCAGGTGAAGGACCACAAACAGCAGAAAAAGTAAAAAAAGAAGGAACCGATGCTGCTTATAAAAAAAATACTAATTCTAAAGGTACAACAAATAATATTTATGTTAAAAACTTTAAATATAAGTTAGTTAACCAAAAAGCATTAAATAAACAGGCAAAGGGAATTGAAGTTAAACAAATGTGGAAAAAAAATGTAAACGAAGCACAATTAGATGTAGACGCTTATATTGATTCTTTAAACATAGATAAACCAGAATTAAAAACATTTATCAAATCTAGATTAGAAGGATTTGATACATTAGAACAAAAATTAAACGAATTATTACCATTATTACAAAACGCAAAAGAAAAAACATTAAATTA